AGCAATCCTCAGCAAAATTTCGACATGCCGAATATTCGCGGTGGGGTAGAGATTGATGAGGATGGGGTTCCTATTGCTTATCACATCCGAAAAGCTCACATGGGCGACTGGTGGAGCGGTAAAGAAACCATGACTTGGGAGCGTATCCCGCGTGAAACTGACTGGGGTCGCCCAATCGTCATCCATGATTTTGATAGTGACCGGGCCTCCCAGCATCGGGGTATCAGTATTTTCACTCCCATCGTTCAGCGTCTTAAAATGCTGATTAAGTACGATGAGGTTGAGTTGCAATCATCAATCCTGAACTCCATTTTTGCCGCCTTTATCACATCACCTTATGACCCAAGTTTGGTAGCGGACGCCCTTGATACGGGTGAGGAAGTTAACCGATATCAAGACATGCGCCGCGAGTATCACGACGAAAAACGCCTGTCACTACAGGGTGGCGCACGTATTCCGATACTGGCACCCGGTGAGGAAATGACCACCCTAAACGCGGTTCGACCAACCAGTAACTTTGTTGCTTTTGAAAGCGCGGCGTTACGGAACATAGCCGCATCATTGGGAATTTCTACCCAGCAACTGACACAAGACTGGTCGGATGTTAACTACAGCTCAGCCCGTTCAGCAATGCTGGAAGCTTGGAAAACCCTGACCCGCCGGCGCGATGATTTTGCTACAGGTTTCGCCCAGCCAATATTGTCGTGTTTTATCGAAGAATTGCATGATTTAGGTGAGGTTCCCTTGCCTGATGGCGCACCTGATTTTCTCACAGCGAAAGCGGCATATTGCCGTGCTCAGTGGATGGGCCCCGGTCGTGGTTGGGTTGATCCGGTGGCTGAGAAAAAAGGGGCCATTCTCGGGATGGAAGCTGGATTGTCTACTCTCGAAATGGAAGCGGCTGAGAACGTGGGCGAAGACTGGGAAGAGCTACTGGATCAGCGCCAGCGAGAACGCGAGGCCTACATTGAGCGCGGACTGCCGATCCCTACATGGTTGCAAGCTGACACCTTTGCACCCGATCAACAACAAAAACCGGAGGCACAGTGAATCTTCCACATTTAGCCCAGCGGCTATTTAACACCCCGTTGGCACTTCACCCACACAAGGCTGAAGTGGTTATGGCGGCATTGACTGACCGGTTCGGACTGACGCGTATCCAGTCTAATGCCGATTGGGCCGACGAAGAGGATGATTTCTTTTCACGCAAGGGTCGTGATTGTGGCTATGACGTTATCGAGGGCGTGGCGGTCATTCCGATTCAGGGCACGTTGGTGCAAAAGTTAGGCACCCTGCGACCTTATAGCGGCATGACAGGCTATGACGGTATTCGGGCCAGCTTTCTGACAGCAATGAATGATGATGCGGTGAAGGGCATTTGTTTTGATATCGATTCTCCGGGCGGTGAAGTCGCCGGTTGTTTTGATTTGGTCGATGAAATTTATGCCGCCCGAGGCGCTAAACCCATTTGGTCAATCCTGTCCGAAAATGCTTATTCGGCTGCTTATGCGCTGGCCAGTGCAGCGGATCGGATTATCGTTCCTCGCACCGGCGGGGTTGGTTCTATCGGCGTCATCGTGATGCATGTTGACTGGTCGCAGCGCATAAAAAGCGATGGGGTACAGGTTACGATAATCACTTTTGGCAGCAGAAAAGCTGAATCAAATCCCTATGAAGCATTAAGCGAAGAGGCAAAGAAGGCCATTCAATCTGATGTTGACGAGATGGGCCGCCTGTTTGTGAGTACCGTTTCCCGCAATCGCGGGATAGCAGAAAGAACTATCAGGGACACCGAGGCGGCATGTTTCTTGGCCGCTGATGGTGTGCAGTTGGGGCTGGCTGATCAAGTCGCCCCGCCTGATGTCGCATTCCGCGATTTATTAACATTGGTTGGAGAAAAGTAATGGCGAAAATTAAAGGTTTTTCACACCTGTTTGGCCGTGGGGCCAAGGCGTCAGAAGAGACAGAGGACGATAAGGACAAGGTCAAAAAGGCCAAAGGTCCTCAGGCTGAAGAGGATGAAAAAGACCCTGAAGCCGAAGAGAACGATGACGACTCAAACGATAATCCCGATGATCAGGATAATAAGGACCCTGATGCTGAGGACGACCCCGATGATGCTGACGCTGATGAAGGGAGTGACGATGACGGCGATGATGATACCGAAGACCGTAACGTCAAAAAAGGCCGCAGTGCTGAGCGCCAGCGCTGTGCTCGTATCTTTGGCAGTAAGCATGCTACTGGGCGCGGTGATTTAGCGGTCTCTCTGGCGCTTAATTCCGGCATGAGTTCTGCCGCCGTGATCCGTGTTCTTGCCTCCACCACAGCTACCGTACCTGCATCAGCTTCTCGTAAGCAGTCCTTGGATGAACGAATGCAGGCCTTTGGTAATAAACGGCCCGGACAAGACACTGCCGCTACATCAAAAGGTACGTCACTGGTCACTAAAATGACCAGCCTCTATGACTCAGTAAAAGGTAAAAAATAATGGATAACTTCGGCCAAAATGCTTTTCAGCCGGGTATGCGCTCATCATTGTTCATACCGGATCAGTTAATTTCCGGCCCATTGCAGTTGGTGACAGATACCGGCGTTATTGCTCAGGCGGCTTTCATACACTTACGCGGTACCGTGATGGGTAAAATTACGGCTTCAAGTGAGTACGTCAAGTCTGTTAAGACTGCCACCGATGGCAGTGAGGTACCTGTGGCTATCCTTGTTGATAACGTGGATACAATAACGTCCACTCAGCGCGGTGGCGTTTATCTGATGGGGCAGTTTAATCAGAACAGTATTATTCACGATGATTCGTGGACGCTTGCTGAATTAAAAACGGCACTGCGTTCGTATTCAATCTTCTTCGAAGACAGTATTCAAGCACCCGTTTAAAACCTCATTTTCTTAATTTGCACCCAATGCCATTCATCTGGCAGGGGTTTGCTCGTCTTCAATCTTTGTCTGGCGGCTCTGGCTGCCAGCAAATTAAAAGAGATACTCCATGAATATTTACGATACCAATGTGCTGGTGGGTCTGGTTCCCAACCTGAAAACAAGCCAGAACTGGTTACTCGATCGCTTCTTTCCCAATGTGGTGACCTATGAAACTGAAGAGGTTTCCATCGATGTTGATATTGGTAAACGTCGTATGTCTCCTTTCGTTTCCCCGTTAGTTGAAGGGAAGTTGGTGGAGAGTCGCAAGTATCAAACCAATACCTTCAAACCCGCTTATATCAAAGACAAGCGCGCGCCTGATTTGCGTAAACCTATCCGCCGCCAGATGGGGGAGCGCATTGGTGGGGAATACACCGCCGCAGAACGCGAAATGTTAAACATCCAGTTTGAAATGGAAGACCAGATCGACATGCTTCACCGTCGTCTGGAATGGATGGCAGCCAGCGCATTGACTAAATCTCAGATTACCGTGGTGGGTGAAGGATTCCCGACAACTGTTATTGATTTTGGGCGCTCCAGTAATCTGACCATTACATTGAGTGGGTCAGATAAATGGCCTTTATCTGTAGCCGCAGGTACGACAAATACTCAGCCCTCCGATGATATTGAAGACTGGCAAACGCTGATGTTGAAAGAGTCAGGAGCGGTGGCTACTGACTTGGTATTTACAACTTCCTCATGGAAAGCGTTCCGTCTCGATACCACCATTAAGGACAATGCTATTATCTTCCCAGCATTAAGTCCCTTTGGTAATCAAGTCGATGCGGGGCCGCGTGTCAATAAGGGGGCGGTTTATAAAGGTCGCTGGGGCAACTTTGATTTGTGGCTGTATAACGATTGGTTTGTTGACCCTGTTGATGGCATTGAGAAACCAATGATCCCTAATGGCGCTGTATTGATGGGTAGCGCTGACTTGATGGGGACTCGCGCCTTTGGTCTCATTCTGGACCCTGAGTTTAATTATGGTCCTTTGGCTTTCGCACCAAAATCATGGGTTATGCCCGATCCCGCACAGCGTTATCTGTTGATGCAATCTGCTCCGCTGGTAATTCCAAGCCGAGTAAATGCCTCACTCTGTGCGACGGTGGTGTGATATGACAAAACCAGCAAAGCAACAACCGACTATCAATGAACTGGGCGGAAAGCCGCCCGAGTTCGCGGGTGATGATTCGACGGACGAATCTGACGATTTGGAGGTTGTTGTCGTAAAAGGCCAGACTCTGCGCCATAGCGGGGAAACTCATGTGGAGAATAGCCGTTTATTCCTGCTGCATGATGATGCTGAACGGCTGATTAGCCTGGGCGTGGTTGCTGATGTGAAAGCGTTACGGCAGCAGGCGGCTAGCACTATTGGCCCCTCAATCACTGTCGATGATGGTGTGAAGATAAATCGAGGTGGCTGATGGGTATCAACTGGGATCAGCATCTTCTTGCACCCCTACAAGCGGTATTTGGTGACCCGGTTGATTACCGGCCTGATGGTGGTAAGCCAACTTATACCATCAGCGGTATCTTTGATCGGGCTTATACCACCATTGACCCGCTGGATGATGGCAGCACCATTAATACCACCAATCCCGTTTTAGGGGTTAGGGACAGTGAGTTTCGTTCGCCACCTAAACAGGGGGACCGGGTATTTATTGGCATCATTGCTAATGAGCCGGTCAATACCTTGTTTGCTGTAGCAGATGTTCAGCCAGACAGTCACGGCGGCAGCAAACTCATTCTTAATCGGGTGAAACCATGAATACAGCGCAAGTCAGGAAATTGGTTGTTGATGCCATCATCGGAAATACTGACGCGGGAAACCGCGTCTACTCCCCGCGTGACTGGCCAACCACTGAGGAGATGTATCCGGTTATCTTGGTGCAAACCCTTATCGAGGAAAAACAGTCATTAGGCCGCAACGCCCCGCAGTTCAACACCATTACAACCGTGCGTATCACTGGCCGGTTGCAGGAGCTTGACGGCGAAAATGAGAATGATGGGGCGAATAAGGCAGAGCTGGCGCTCGAACGGTTGCGAGAACAAATTGAGCGGGCGGTGATAAACAGTTATGACCTCACTCGCCAGATACAGCAATTTGCCAAAGTGCGTTCAACCATTGATCTGGACTCGGGGGGCGAAGGCCATCTGGCTCAATTATTGATGGAACTGGATATCGAGTATTACCAAGGGCCGGAAGATTTCTACCCCATCGTGGGTGACCCGCTGCTGGGTATCGATATCACTATGGACATGCCAGACGGCACCACCAAACCCGTAGTTTCAATCAACTTCCCGGAGTAAACCCCATGATTGTTAACCCCGTAGCCGGTCGCACTGTGCGCGACCCAGTTAAGGGCACCTTTTTGCCTGAATCCGGCTCTGAGGTTCCCGATAATTCATTTTGGCGTCGTCGCTTAAACGACGGTGATGTGGTGCGCGAACAGCCTAAAGAGGCTAAACCTGCGCCAGAAGCAACCAAAGCGGAGAAAACCAAATAATGACTATTCCCTTTACAAATATTCCGAGCAACCTTCGGACGCCGCTTTTCTTCGCTGAATTTGATAACTCTCAGGCGAACACGGCAACAACGACCCAGCGCACGCTAATCATCGGTCAGATGCTGGATTCCAGTACGCTGCCTGCTGATGTACCGGTGCTGGTCTCCTCAGTGGCCACCGTGGCGGGGCAGTGTGGTGCAGGCTCCATGCTGCATGGTCAGATGGCAGCATATCTGTCGAATGATACCGCCGGAGAGATCTACATTTTGCCGTTGAGTGATGCCACCGCAATGGTTGCTGCAACAGGTAAAATCACAGTTACCACTCAGGCATCCGCGACCGGAGTTATCTCTTTGTATATCGCCGGTATTCGCGTACAGGTTGCAGTCGTGGCAACGGATGAAGTTGCTGCGGTTGCCACTGCTTTAACGGACGCAATCAATACGACTGCATCTCTACCGGTAACGGCAGCGGCTGTAGATGCGGTGATCACACTCACAGCCAAAAACAAAGGTGCACACGGTAACACCCTTGATTTGCGGCTGAACTATTTGGGTAGCGCCGGTGGCGAAACAACACCAGATAGCCTGGTACTGACATTTACGCCAATGGCTGGCGGCGCGGGCGCGCCTGAACTGGATGATGCCCTGGCTAATTTGCAGGATCGGACCTTTGATTTCATTATCAATCCGTACACGGATACGGCTTCGTTGAATAAAATCAAAGAGTTTCTGTCAGACAGTACCGGTCGCTGGAGCTATGCAGAGCAGTTGTACGGTCACAGCTTCGCTGCTCAATCGGGGACTTATGGCCAACTGACAGCCGCAGGCGAATTGCGTAATGATCAGCATGCTTCTCTGTTGGGAGTAAATAGCTCGCCAACACCGAGTTATATCTGGTCAGCGGCTTATGTTGGCGCTATTGCGCAAAGTCTGCGTAACGACCCCGGACGCCCGTTACAAACGTTGGCAATCAGTGGTGTACTGGCTCCCCCGCTGGCCAGCCGCTTTACCCTGACCGAGCGTAATAACCTGCTGCACAGTGGGATCTCTACCGTGACAGTTACCGACGATGGCACAGTACAGGTAGAAAACATCATCACCACCTATCAAAAGAACAAGTATGGCGCGGAAGATGACAGCTATTTGCAGATTGAGACCTTATTCCTGCTGATGTTTGTCACTCGATTCCTGCGCACCCAAGTAACGTCGAAATTTGCCCGCATGAAGCTGGCGGCCAATGGTACCCGTTTTGCACCAGGCTCAGCGATTATCACCCCGAACGTGATCCGCGCTGAATTGATCGCCCAATACCAAACGTTAGAATTTAACGGCTATGTGCAGGATGCTAAAGGGTTTGCCAAGGGATTGATTGTCGAAAAGAGCGCCAGCAACCCTAACCGAGTTGATGTGTTGTGGACGGGAGTCCTGATCAATCAGTTGCGTATCTTCGCTGTTCTCAACCAATTCCGCCTCCAGGCATCAGCATAAGGATTCATTATCATGGGTGATACATCCAATCGCCTCGCGGGAACAGCTTATGTCACCGTTGACGGCCTGACCATCATGGTTGCGGGGCAATTTAAATACAGCCCCTCAAAATTCAAGCGTGAAACCCTGACGGGTATGGATGGGGTGCATGGTTATAAAGAAACCTTTAATGCCCCGTTTATTTCCTGCCAAATCCGTGACAGCGGCGGTACGTCGATCAGCGATTTTAACGATCAGACCAACGTCAATATTGTCTGTGAACTGGCCAATGGTAAAACGATTATCGGCAGTGGTATGTGGTCGGTAAATACCCAAGAAGTGGATAGCACTGAAGCGACTGCTGATATTCGCTGGGAAGGGGGTTCTGTATCGGTGACGGAGAACTAAGATGTCTGAATTAGAACGCAC